AGCAAAGGGGCACGTCGCAGGTCTTGCCGTTCCTGGTCGGGGCATCGCACAAGACCATGGCCTCGCGGTTGCAGCCCACCTTGGAGCAGACTTGGATATTCCCTTTCCCGCAGACGGTGACGAGGATATCGAGGCCGTAGGGAATGTAAACGGTGCAGCTCATGGCGCGGTCAAATACTCCGCGAACGTCTTCACGATCTTCCCCATATCATCGTCCTCAAGCTTCATGAACGGCCTGGCCTGGATCGTGACCTTGAGGCCGCGACCGGCTTTGCCGCCGAAGTGCTGGATGGCCGCGTAAACCTTGTTAGAGCCGACCATGGCGCTCTGGGCGTCGAAGGCCCGGGTGATCGAGGCGGCGAGCGCGCCTGAGCGCTGGAGGATCTTGCCGGGCCAGGAGCCTTCTTTGGTGCGTTGCTTGATCGTCGCCGCCGCCAGGGACGGCCATTTGGGGCGGCCCTCCTGCTCGAAATTCTCCTCTACCGCGTCATGCATGATGCCGGCCGACTTGCGCATGGCCGGGGTCAGATCCGCGCCCCGGCGCATCAGCTCGGTCAGCTTCGCCCGGAAGGCGGCGTCGTCAATGCGGATTTCGATCATGCTTCCCCCAGGCGATCACAAGAGCGAAAGGACCGAGAACGACCGAGATCTGATGCGCGCCGGTCGCAAAAGTTCCACATTCGAGACCGGCCACCATGAACTTTTTGATCATCACGCCGTCCGGGCGTTCCATCCGGCGCATCCAAAGTGGCGGCCAACCGTTTCCGGCGATGGCCACGGAGATGTCCACGCCCATGTTGCCGAAGGGACGGCTGAGCAAGATCCAGCGTTTGGTAGGATAATCCCAGAAGGCCATTGACATTTCCCCAGGTTGCCCTATAATTTTACCTGATTAAACGGCCGGCGAGGTCGAGATTCCTCGTGCGCTTGGGCGCCATACGGGGATGAAGGGTCTCTGTGGCACCCATGGGCCACTCAGAGACGGGACGCCTCGCGGGCCGTTTTTCATTTGCCGAAGAGCATCTCGCCGATACGCTGCTTGTTCAAGCGCCGGGCGTCCGCCTGCATGATGTTCCACAAAAGGCTTCCGTCCTGATTCACCCGCACGATCGCGGCCAAGTTGTCCTTACCCTCGAAAAGCCCGATGAAGCGTTCCCGCCAACCATCTTCATATTCCGTGAGCCAGATCTCATAAGGTTTGGCCAGGGTGGGCACGATGAAGTTTGCATACCGTTCGCGGGCGTCTTGGAACTTCTCCACCATGTGATCGAGCAGCTCGACGCGCAGCGCGACCTGGTCGATCGGCGTGGCCACGGTGATGAGCGGCTGTTTGTCCAGCCCGAGGGCCTTGGTCATCATCAGCCGGGCCTCGTCGCGTGTCTGCGCGCGTTCGAGGAGCGCCGGCGCGGCAAGCCGGTCCTTTGCCGGGACGTCCCGCAGATCCGCGCGGCCGAAATCCTTCCAGGTCTTCTGGTCCGGCTTTGCTCGGATGCAATCCTTTTCCCCGAATTCGGCGAAATCGAGTTCAAGGCAGTCCGGCAACGCGCCGCCCGCGTCCCAGCGCGGCCACGCGCGCCCGGGGTTGTAGTCCCAGCCGGGATCGGGGCTGAAGCGGATATCGCGCTTGGGGTCGGTGTAGTAGGTCCGCTCGCGGATCTCGCCGGTACGGCGCGAGACCACGACCTCGTCGGTGCTCATGCGGCCCTTGGAGGATTGCGGCGTGACGCCCTTGGCCGCGATGCGCTCGCCGTCCATGGCCCGTACGCGGCAGCGGCAGTTCCAGCCGTTGGGGGGATAGCAGGTGGCCCAGAAGGGGTCGTCGCAGCGAAAGACCTGGCCGTTCATGGCCGCGTGCGCCGGCCTGGTTCTTGAGTCCATGACCGCGACGTACATCCACCACGGCTGGGCCTCGGCGTTCTCCATCTGCTCCTGGTAACGCCCGGCCATGTACGAGGATTGCATGTTGGCGTTGTAGATGGTCGCCAGGCGGCGCGGCGAACCGAGTTGGGCCTTGATCTTCGTGCCGGTGCGGGGATCGACGACGATCTGCTTGCCCCACCAGCCCTTGGCCTGCAGGAGCGGCGTCAATTCTTTCTTGAACTGTGCGGAGGTCTGGCCAGTGGCCAGGGCCTTGTCCACGGCGTCGCGAATGTCCTTGAGCACGTCAAGCCTGGTCGCCTTGGCCACCGTGAAGGCCTTGGCGCGGGCATCTTTCCACATGTCATGCCAGTCGAAAGAGACCTCGATGCCTTTGCTCCGGAAAAAGGCGATAGCCTTTTCCGGGGGCAGCCCGAAGGCCGTTTTGAGGTCGGGAATCTCAGCCACCGAACTTGCCCTGGGCCGAGAGCCTCCCCACCACGTCGGAAAGGAAAATGGCCCGGGCCAACTGCTCGGTCAACTGATCGTCGGCCATGTCCGGATAGGCCGCGGCGAGTCCCTGCTCGATCTCGGCGAAGTCCGAAGCGTTCAGGATCAGATCCTTGACCGGCTTGAGCAGGCCGTCCATCTGTCCCTGCAGGGCTGACGGATCGAGCGAGGCGACCAGGTCGTCCAGCGCGGCCTGGTCGGGATAGGGAACGCGCGCCTCGGCAAAGGCCGCCGCACCTTTGACTTCGCTGGTGTTCGGGATCGGTGGGACAGGAGAGCCTGGCTTACCAGGGGCTCCGGGCGTGGGTGCCGGCGTGGGTGCCGCGATCTCAATGTCGTCCTCGGAAAAGCCGTAGGCCTTGACGAAGTACTCCTTGGTGAACTTCACCTGGCCGGTCGCGGCCAGGATGCCGTCGCGGTCGGCCAGGGCCTTGTCAACCTCCTCATCTTCGTAAAGCCCATACTGCGGCTTCTCCGCGCCGGGCCCGAAATTGAGCTCCACCGTCCAGTCGATGAGCTGCTGTATGCAGTCAACCACGATGCGCCGGTCGCCGTCGCGGATCTCGCGGCGCACCTGCTGATGCACTTCGGCGGCGGCCAGGCTGCCGCCCTTGACCTCGGTGGTCAGGTTCTGGCCACAGATAGCGATGGCGATATCGTTGTCGCAGGCCTGTTTGAGGTCTTTGTATAGGCTCGACGAGGCGCCCTTGCCGCCGGCTTCGAGGATCTCGACCGAGGAGTCGTCCGGGATCACGGCGACCGCATCTTGAGCCATGTCCTGGAGCATGTTGGCCAGATCCTCGATCTCGGTAGTTTGGGTGCCCCTCGGGTGCTTGCCGACGAGGTAGGGCATCCCGAACTTCTCGGCGCAGGTGACCCAGAATTTGAGCGAACCTTTCTTGAAGGCCACGCTCCAGAACACGCGCGAGAGGACGCGCTCGCCGTAGGGGTCGGCATAGCTCGGGTTATGCTGGGCGAGCAGGAATTTCCGGTAAGGGAGCAGCTCGCCGAGCATCATGTTTTCTTTGGTGCGGAAACGATGCTGGTTTTGAAGGTCGAAGCAGAACCACTCCTGGGGCTTGCCCCAGACGTTCTCGGGCACGATCATCTGGCCGACGCGCTTCCACATGATCTCCAGGGTCTGGAATCCGAACAGCGGGGCGTTGAGGATCTCGTTCATGATCCGGGTGAGATCGAGATCAGCGAGCATGTCCTCCACGAATTTGGCGATGCGGCTTTTGGCTTTGCCCTTTTCCAGTTCCCAGTTGAGGGAGAGCACGGCGCTCTTTCGCGACTCGGCGCAGGCCCCCACGCGGGGGTCGGAGAGCAGCTCGCGGTAAATGCGGATGTCTGAGCCGAGCTTGCGCAGGACCGGGTCCGGATCGGGAAGGTAGGTTCCGACCGCGAAGAAGTCCGGAGAGCGTTGCCGGGTGGCGATCTCGTCGGTCAGGCGGAAGGGCTTTTGACCCTGATCGAATTCGACGAACTGCTGAGGGGAAATCCAGATGCCGGTCTTGGCCATGAGGCCACCTCCAAAAATAGGGCGAGAACCCGTTTAAACCCCGTTTAAAATCGCGCCTGGCTCAAAAGTCGGACAATGGGTCGCGACGGCCTCCAAAACGATCCTGGGGCGAATCCTCAAAGCCCCGGAGAAGCCCGATCGAGTCGCGCCGGCGACGGCTGGCGATGTGGATCGGACCGGAGGGATCGCTGGCCGCGTGGTTGGCCAGCGCCGCCGCCCAGAAGCGGTCGGCGTGGCCCGAGGCTTCGGAGCTGGCCACGTCGAAGCGGACGTTCCCGGCAGCGGTGACGGTCTTGCGCACGCTGTGCAGATCCTCGCGGACCTGGTGCTCGCATGGAACAAGAATGGCCACGTCCTCGAAGCCGGTGCGCAGGTCGTAGGCCATGGCTTCCTTGATCTTGCCCGTGAAGGTCACGGCCTCGACGCGGTAGCGGCCGAAGTCCTTCTGCGCTTCCTCGGCAAGCTGCATGCCCAGGCCGGTGGCGTCGATGCAGGCCCGGCGCATCTTGCGATGGCTCAAGATTTCGTAAAGCGCGGAGCGCTGTTGCTCGAAGGTGGCGCGCTCCATGATTTTGAGGATGCGGGTGGCCTTGACCGAGGCGGCGCGTTCCAGCCCCCAGATCACGGTCAAGTCCTTCTTGCGGCCGATGTCGACGCCCACGAAAAAATCGCCCTGGATCTCATCGAGAGGCTGGAGAATGTCGTCGCGCTCGCACTTGGCGATGAGGTCGTAGGTGAGGAAGGCTTGGGATTCGTCGACCGGCACGCACATGTATTCCTGGAGCCACGTGTCCTCGTCGCCGCAATCGGCGCGCTCCTGGTCGAGCCATGTCTGGCGCTCGGCGGCGCTAAGGCTGCGGCCGGCGATCTTGTCGGCGAGGCCCTGGGCCACGGCATCGACGATGGTCGTGGTGTGCAGGCTCCAGTTGAGCTTGCCCTTCTTACAATCCCCGACCATTCGGTAATAGCGGTTGCTCTTGCCGTTGTAGGTCGAAAGGATGCGGAGCGGGTATCCCCAGGTGATGCACGGCTTGGCCGCTTTCCAGAGTTCGTCGGGATCGTCGTGGAAGGCGTATTCGTCGAGAATGACCTTGCCGCCTTTGGAGCGGAAGCCCTTGGGATTGGAGCTGAGGGCGTGGATCTTCGTGCCGTTGGCGAAGACCAGGGTTGTGGCCTTGATGCCCCTTTTGAGATCGATAACGGTTTCGCCGAGATTCTCGGCCGCCATGTGGAAGATCGTGGCCCACTTCTCGCAGTAGCCGATGTATTCCTTGCCGGCAGTCTCGTCCGCCGAGGAAAACCAGACCGAAGGGACATTCCCCTTGACGCAATCGCGCACGTCCTCGAACGCATTGACGAAGGTTGCACCGATGCGGCGCGACTTCTCCCAAATCTTGATGCGGCTTTCGTCGGCCAGCCAGTGAAGCTGGTAGGGGAGGAAATAGCCCCGGCTAATCTCGCTTGATGCCAAGGAGATCCTCGATCATGCCGACGACGTCGGACTTGCCGTCTTCGGAGGGGGCGTCCACGGATTTGTTGATTTTTTTCATGACCGCGTCGAGATCCTTGGCCTTGGTGATGAGCGGGATGATCTTGATGAGGGAGTACAAACGGCTCGGCGATACTTCTCTTTCCGCCTTCCAGTCGTCTCTGATCGTGGCCATGAGGTCGCGGGCGAATTCGTAGAGATCCTCGTGGAACGATTTCCTGCTACCCAGGTAGGCGCGGCGCTTGTCGTCCCAGCCACCCTTTTCCTTCCAGTTGCGTAGCGTGCGCTCCGCCACGGCCAGTCGCGAGGCGATCTCGGCCAGGGAGCACTGCTCGATGACGTAGAGTCGTTCGGCCTCAGGGCTGAGGAGCGCCTCTTTACTCACCGATGGCCTCCTCAAGCTCGGCAATCTGGCCGTCAGCGTCCCGCAGTTTGGCGTGGACGTCCTGGAGGCGCCGCATCAAGGCCGAGGCCTCGGCGATGTCGAGCTTGGCCACGTTGGGCTCGTATGGGTCGAGCTTCTCGCGGATGATCTGGAGCAGCCCTTTCCCTTCCAGGGAAAGGTTGAGCCGCTCGCGCTTGAGCAATTCAAGCCGTCCCCGGGCCTTCAAAAGTTCTTCTTTCATCGTCCTTCTCCGCCGCGCTCACGCATGAGGGGGCAGTAATTGTTGGTGGCGATGTTCGTTTCCATGCGGGCGAGCTGCCCGATCATGGCTTGTTGCGTTTCCAGGAAACCCTGGAGCACCTGGAAGTGCTGATCGTTCACCTTGGAGGCCATTCTCGACTGAAGCCGGATGTAGTAAATAAAAACGGCGGCAATGAGGATCTGTATGCCGCCGAGTTTAAGGGCGTCGATAAGCAGATGGGGGTCGAAAGCAGCTTCCACCGTGGCCTCGCTTTTTTGTTTTTGACAAATTCACACACTCGTCACAGAATACAATTGCCCCAACCCTTCCAGTGAACCGTTCACCGAACGGTTCTTTTGCTCCTGCCCAACATCCTCCCATATCATCCGCGCAACATGTAGGGGCGAAAGCCTAAAGGACAAATGATGGTGTTGTTTCCGGACAGACAAAAGCTCTTGGAGAAACCGCAGGACGTCTTGCTCGCCATGGTGATGTGGGGCGAGGCGCGGGATCAGGGCGAAGAAGGCATGCTTGCCGTGGGCTGCGTGGTGATGAACCGCGTCAAAAAGCCTTGTTGGTGGGGTGATTCAGTGCCCACGGTGATTCTGAAGCCGGATCAGTTTGATTGCTTCAACACCGGCGATCCGAACCTGACCAAGATCCTGGCCCTCGACCCGGCGCATCCCGATCCGCAGTTCGCGGTCTGCCTCGACCTAGCTGTGAAGCTCCTGGCCGGGACGGTCGCGGACCCGACCGGGGGCGCAACGGCCTATTACGCCCCGAAGGACTGCGAGACGCCCCCGAGCTGGGCGATGCCGAACGCCTACCTGTGCCAGATCGGCGACCAAAAATTTTACCGCGGGGGGTGAGTATGAACGGCATTCCGTCTTGGTGGGTAAGCCCCGTATTGCGCGGGGTGGTGGTAACGTGTGTGGGGCTCGTCTGCGCCAAGGTGGGCTGGCACGTCGACGACACCCATATCCAGGCCATCGCGAACGACAGCATGCTCGTGCTCTGTGTCCTGGGGATGGCCATGACCTGGTTCGGCCACACCCATGACGTCCGGATGCGGGCGCAAGCCGAGGGCTCGCCGCCGCCCCCGACCCCTCCCTTCCCGGTCGAGGACTGTCTCAAAGAAATTTTGGCGTTCCTCCAGGCGTCGGCTCAGCCGGTTTCCCTCACGAACCCCACAGCGCCGCCGGTCTCGGCGTGCAAAGAGAACGATGTCGGCAATAGCGGCGAAGGAGGCAACCAGGTAGCCTCCGTCGCCGCGCCGGCGCAAGCGGACGCCGTGAGCACGTCGCCGCCGACCCAGCCGGCCGATCCGGGCAGCTCCCAAGGCGCGCCGGCGTCGGCCGTCACGGGCAATCAATAACAAGAGGAGATGATCATGCGCTTCCAGTCCAAATTTTTGAAGGTGTTTTCCTCCGTGGTCGTGCTCGTCATGGCCGCCATGCTCGCGCTGTTCTTGGGCTGCTCCGTCCAGCCGAAGGCCGTGGGCAATCTCCCGGACGTGCTCGCGCCGACCCAGTCCCAGCAGGCAGCGCCGACGCCGGCCCAGCAGATGGCCTCGGCCGACGAATACTTGCAGTCCTCGGTGGCGAATTTGGCCATGCTCTATGGCCAAGCGAAGACCTTATATCCGACCGAAGTCGCGGCCCTGGACGCCCAGGCGCAGCAAGCCACCGGGAATCCGACGGCCACCATTTTGACCGGCCTCCAGAACGCCGCCGCCACGTACCACCAGTTGGCCATGGCGACGTCCACTGTGGCGTCGCCGCCGGCGTCCTCCTCCGCGAGCGACTCCGACAGCGCCTGGTCGATCGCGCGGGACGTGTTGTCGGACGCGGTCTCGGCCCTCGCGCCGATCGCGGTCAAGGCCGCCATCAGCGCCGTGGGGACGCTGTAATGAGCGATCTGGAAATCCCCTATCTCGAAGGGGGGCGCGAGCTGTGCGTCACAGGCTGCGCTGTGCTCTGGCGTGGGAAGGATCTTCTCTCCGAGGCGATCGAACTTTGCGAGCATGGCGATTTTTCCCATGCCTCGGCCGTTGTGCGCATGGACGAATATCTCGGCACTCCCGATCGCGTCACCCTCATCGAGGCGCTTGAGCATGGGCCGACGCCGACCCTGCTGTCCAATCGCGCCCGTGACTATGACGGCGAGATCTATCTCTTCACCCCGGATGGGCTCACGGCCGAAATCCAGGCGAAGTTCCGCAAGTTCGCGTTCGAGGCCAGCCTGAAGCAGGAACCTTACGATTTCGAGGGGCTGCTCAAACAAATCGCCGGGCACGTCCATCCCAATCCCAAGGCGGTTTTCTGCTCGGATTTCTGGGGCCGAGACGCGGTGTCCTCGGGCCTGCCGCGAAAGCCGGAATTCCGGGACAATGGCTGGGCTCCCCAGCCTCCGGACATCCCTGTCTGGTGGCCTGGAAAGCCCGTCATCAAGCTCGTCGGCCCGTTTAAGGAGGCTTCATGAGCAAGCTGGACGGCAAGGAAATCGAAATCTTCCGCACCGGCACACATGTTGATTCCGCCGGCAAGGAGCATGTCGTGACCCAGGCCGACCTGGCCAAGATCGCGAGCAACTACAACCCGGCCTATCACGAGGCCCCCATCGTGATTGGCCATCCCAAGGACAACGCCCCGGCTTTCGGGTGGGTCAAATCCCTGCGCCATGCCGGAGATCGCCTCTTCGCCGTGCCGAGCCAGGTTCAGCCCGAGTTCGAGGAGATGGTCCAGGACGGCAAGTTCAAGAAGCGCTCGATCTCGCTCTATCCGGACGGCAGCTTGCGCCATGTCGGCTTCCTCGGGGCCAAGCCGCCGGCGGTCAAGGGACTCCAGGACGTCGAATTCACCGAGGACGGCCAGGTGACCATCGAGTTCGCCGAAGATCCGCGCGTCGGAGCGCTGGCCAGGGTTTTCGCCAGGTTGCGCGATCTGCTGATCGAGAAGTTCGGAGCCGACAAGGTGAACAGCATCGCGGATCAGTGGGACATGAAGAGCATCCTCCAGGAACCGGAGGACGAACCAACAGCCACAAAAACGTTCGAGGAGAACAGCATGGACAAGGAGCAGCAAGCGAGGCTGGACGCGCTGGAAAAGAAGCAGACGGAATTTTCCGAGCTGCTCGCGTCCAAGGACAAGATCATCGAGAACCAGGCCAAGACCATCGAGGCCCAGGGCGAGAAGCTCAACGGCCTGGTCGGCGCGACCAAGCAGGCCGAGATCGCGGCCTTCTGCGAGCGCCTGGAGGCGCAGGGCAAGCTCATCCCGGCCCAGCGCCCCGCGATCATGATCGCCCTGGGCAAGCTGGCCAGCGCCGGAACCGCCGAGTTCGGCGAGGGCGACGCCAAGGCCGTCAAGCCGGTCGAGCAGATCTTCCGCGAATTCCTGGACGGACTGCCGGTCCAGGTCGAATTCTCGGAAGTCGCGCGTCGGGAAAGGGCCGGCGAGAAGCCGGTGGGCAAGGACGCCTTGGCGATGGCCGCCGAGATCCGCGACGAGGTCGAAAAGCAGACCGCCGCGGGCCACCCGATTTCCTTTGCCGAAGCCGGCCGCATCGTGGCCAAGAGGGGGTAACGCGACATGCTCAATCAGGGACTGGTCAAAAACTATACCTGCCAGGGCGCCATTCCGCCCCGGACCATCGTGAAATACGGCACGGCCGACTACACGGCGACCCAGGCCGGCACCAACATGGACGCCTTCCTCGGCATCTCCGACACGGTCGGGGGCAACGACGGTGACCGGATCGACATCGTGCGCACCGGCATGACCGAACTCGTTCTCGGCGGCAATGTCACCCGGGGCGACCATCTCACCTCGGACGCCAACGGCAATGGCATCACCGCCGCTCCGGCCGCCGGCGCGAACATGGAAACCATCGGCACGGCCGAAATGTCCGGCGTCCCGGGCGACATCATTCCGGTGCTGGTCGTCCGCGCCAGAATCCAAGGATAAGGAGAAAATCAGATGCCTCCGCAGCAGAATTTACCGTTTGTAATCCTACCCGAACTTGTCGCGGTGGCTGTCGCCTACCGCAACAAGAAGCTGATCGCCGACCAGGTGCTTCCGCGCGTTCCGGTCGGGCGCCAGCTCTTCATGTACAGCGTCTACGATCTGGGCCAGGGTTTCACCGTCCCGGACACCAAGGTCGGCCGCAAATCGCTGCCCAATGAGGTCGACTTTTCCGAGACGGCCGTCACCGCCAGCACCGAGGACTTTGGCCTGGACGACTTCGTGCCCCAGGTCGACATCGAGAATGCGCCGCCCAATTACGATCCCAGAGCCCGGGCCGTCGAGGGCATCATCGGCCTGGTCGATCTCGACCGCGAGGTGCGCGCGGCCAACCTGGTCTTCAATTCCGCGTCCTACGCCACGGCCAACCAGCAGACGCTGGTCGGCACGAGCCAGTGGTCGAGCCCCACCTGCAATCCGATCGAGCAGATCATGGACGCCCTCGACCAATGCGTCATGCGGCCCACGCACGGCGTTCTCGGGCGCGCCGCCTGGACAAGCCTGCGCACCAACCCGCAAGTCGTCGCGGCCGTCTTGAAAAATCCCGGCATGTACGGTGTGGCCGATTCCAAATCGGTGGCTGACCTGCTGGAGCTCGACGACATCTTCATCGGCGACGGCTGGGTCAACACCGCCAAGAAAGGCCAAAATCCGAACCTGCAGCGCTGCTGGGGTCCGCACGCCTCGTTCATTTACCGCGACGCGATCCCGGACGTGAAGGGCCGCGTGACCTTCGGCTTCACCGCCCAGTTCGGGCACCGCTTCGCGGGCGCGATCGAGGAACCCAAGCGCGGCCTGCGCGGCGGCGAAACCGTGCGCGCCGGCGAGTCGGTCCTGGAGGTCATCAGCGCTCAGGATCTCGGCTACTTCTTCCAAAACGTCACGGCGTAAGGGGGCCCATGAAATACCTCGTGAAACTCCCGCTGCTCCACGACGGCAAAAAGTACAAGTCCGACGACCAGGTCGAGCTCACCGACGACTTGGCCCAGCCGCTCCTGAAGGTGCGCGCGATCGCGGTCACCGAGCAGGAGCAGCCCGATCCGGCTCC